ACCATCAGCAAGAAGCGATTCTGCTATCTTACCCATAGGTGTTTTTAGGATCTGTGCCTTACCCATAAAATTATTACCCTCTTGTTGAAGAGAAACAATCTTATGTGATACACGATCTAAGTTGATTTGCGGTCCATCGGGGTGACCTAGTTCACCTAGTGCACGTCCTTTAGATACAAACTCATCGCTATATCTTTTGACTTCTTTCACCATGGTGTTGATAGGATAGCAACGTTTGTTGCGATTCACTACCTCTGCCTGTAAAAAAGGTCCTGTGATATAGAGGGTTTTTTTCCCGTCCTTTTCTTCAGTAAGAATATCTACTGATTCTATTTCTTCTGAAATTAACTTCATCCTATTCCTACCTCATGTAAGTGTAATGTACATCCTGAAGCAGTTTCTGGTGCTAACCTAAAAATCACTGACTTCTCTATAAAAGCAGTACCAGTGAAATCCGCTAGTGCAGAACTATTTGCGGTCACTGTAACAGTCTGTTGATAGTCATTCCACTGTTGCGGAGATGAAACAGCAGTAACTGGTACGTGTGCAATAAGTGAATTCCAAGCACCGACATCTGCACCACTCATGGTTACATAGTCACCTACTCGAATCTTACTATCTGGATGATTTAATGTTAGGACTGTTGAAGTTCCTTTTGCAGCAGCAGTAACAGTTCCCCTTGCAGGGTGACCGTATCTGTAAAGGAATGAATCTCCTTTTGCTACATGGAATGATCCAACACCTGCTTGGTTTGCTGTATTACATACCGCAATATGACCAGCAGCTTTAGCGTCTGAACACACCACATAGACTACACCAGTTTTTATAGTCTTTGCTCCAGTGACTGCAGACGTTGCATTAGCACTAGACAACTCACCATAATCAGTGACTAGTGACAGTGGGGTACAGCTCATTCTTCTTCCTGTTCGGGTTCTTGTTCAACTGTATCAACTGGATCTACCTCCGCTTCTGGTTGCTCAACTTCAGGTTCATCAAAAACCTCAGGTTGTTCAGCAGGGATCTCATCTCCAAACATGCTAACAGCAATATTAGGAGTAATCTCTTCTACATCAGAAGCTGTTTTTGCATAAAGTAAACTTTTGATAGCATCAGCGACTTCCGATGATGGAGCATCGCCAGCCATCATATCAATTAATTCAGCAGAATCCATATTTTAGTAAAACACTTATGTGTATTTATATCTTGGCTTTCTTGATATCTATTTCAGGTGCCTCGGTGCTACCTCCGTTCTTAGCACCATCAAGGTCTGGTTCCTTACTGTTCTTACCTAATGATGCGGATTGATTTGCTACCTCAGTATCAATAGCACCTTGCATTAGTTGGTTCTGAGTTTCTAATGGTACTCCCATTCCCATTTCATTCTCTTCTTCCATTTCTGCTGCCATCTCTTCTATCTCTTCATCTGTCTGACGTAAGATCTTACGCTTGACATAATCTCTTGAATAGTATGTGCCGATGTAAGGTTCGATAGCAACCATGATATTGAGACGCTCAGTCATCAACTCATGATCCTTGAGTTCTGCAAAGTGGTTGTCATATTTGTAATCAAACTGTATGTGCTCTGCCATCTTACCCCAGTCCTCTGGAGTAACAATGTTCTTGAGAACTAACTGTGTCTTCAGTAGATCAAGGAATAAACCACTAAATCTCTTACGTAGTCTACCTACAAACTTACTGAACATAAGTTCGTCACGTAATATCTCAGATGACCTACCTAGGTTGAATCCACTATCACCTGCACCAGATACCCTAGAGTCGGGTACATTCAATGCACGATATAATTTTCTTTGGAAGTATTCTATATCACTCAATTCACCTAAGTTTTGTCCGCCTGGTAGTGTAGAGATCTCTGTTCCTCTACCACCTTCTCTACGTGGTAACCAGAAGTCCTCTAGCATAGACATGAACTTCTTGTCATCCTTGATCTCACCAGTGTTAGCATCGTAAACTAACTTGTTACGATACCTCATCATGACATCACGGAGGTATTGTTCTGCCTTTACCTTTGGTAGATTACCAACATCAATATAGAATATTCTTCTTTCAGGTGCTCTAGACAGTCTGTAGATGACGAGAGAGTCCTCGATCATACGTAACTGATTGAGTCCCTTGATTGCCTTGTGTAGATATGATAGTGTAAGTTTTTTATTTCTATCTACTAAACCTGAGTGTACATATGTTATCGCATCTTTCGCAATCTTTACACCCTTACCTGCAACAGATCCAAATTTCTGTGCCATACCTTGTGGGTAGTAAGTATAGAACTCAGTTACCTTGGTATCTTTCTGAATAGTTTGCTCACCTGAGTATGGTAATACAGGAATACCTTCTGCTCCTCTAGCACCTTTCTCATTCTTATTTTGTACTCTCATCAACTTGATCTTGAGAGCATCAATATATCTTAGTTCCTGAATACCTTCTTCTGGTTTTTGTAAGTCAATTACTTTATGATAATGAAGTCTACCATCAACGTACCAATTTCTAAAAATCTCATGTGACTTCTTATCAAATGACAACAAGTCTTTTATATACTTGAATTCATCTCTTACGACACGCTTGAGTTTATCACTTACATTTAGATTATCTAAGTCTATCTCTACAGGACTGTCATTAGTATCAGATACAATTGCTTCATTGACCACATGCTCGATAGCAGTATCACACTCTGGGTGATGTGCCATATCACGGTATCTCTTAATAATATCAAACTCAGTACGGAAGACACCTTCAATGTCAACGTACTGACCATAGAAACCCGAAGACAGAAAATAATCAGCCCCATCCTCATTATTCTGAGGAACTGGGCTGATTACACCTTTGGGTTTTTTGGATTCATCTTCAATTGAGAAACCAAAAAGCTTGGCCATAATATTGTTTCCCCTAGTTTTACGTATTTATTATACTACAGAATCTTGATTATTGCTATCATATGCTTCCCACCACTGCACCTGAAGTGTTACCTGAAACTCTTCGATTGCATCTTGTGTATCATATGATAATTCAATAGCACTCACTGCAGATGGCCAGCAACCTCTCATGTTGTATCTACGTAAGACTGGAAGTGTAGCACCACTTTGATCTCCACGAGTGTTGAGATCTGTTTGTGCACGACCTAACTGGTTTACTCTCCAATCAGCGAAGTAGTCTGAAGGAGTGATAGTACCAGATCCGTCAGATACTTTGATGATGAAGTTTGCCCAACGCTCAAATGCTTGACGTAGTTTGAAATCACCATCGTTTACAACAGTGATTGTCCAAGGATCAAATCTACGATCACCTGCAACTTTGAGTTGTCTTCCTCTGAAAGGAACAATGACTTCAGCGATGTTAGACGCTGGTAACTGTGCTCCTTTGATCATCATACGATGAGTAGTATTCTCTATCTCATCGTCGAATATACCTACACCAGATGGGAAGTCCATTTCCACCTCAAAGAGGTTAGGACGAGCACCACCTTGTGCTAATCTGGTTTTGAAAGAGTCAATTGATCTTTCGTTGTTTGGAACTGAGAAAATGTTCTTGTCTAATGCCATAATTGTGGGAGTCTCCTATTACACAGTTCCTACAACTTCACTGAAGGAAACTCCAGTTCTTGTAGCAACAAAGGTTAGACCAATGAAGTTGATTGATCTTGCTGGCTTCACGAAGATGTCAGCAACAAACTCATTGCGATCAATAACATCAGGAGTGTTATTAGTATCATCACAAACAAGTAGGAAGTCCTGAATTCCTCTCTTCGCTTGAACATCCCTTAGGAATGGTTCAACGATATTTACGAAGTTGGAACGAGTTCCAGCATCGTTAAGTTCAAAGAGCACTGACTTAGCAGCGTTCTCGATTGCAACCTCAATTGTGATAAACAATCTTCTTACGTTGATTCTGTCAAATGCAGACTCAAACGATAGACCTGTCTTGTCACCGAATAGTACGATACCATCGCCAGGTTTGGATGTGATTGGGTTGATTCTGTTAGAATACAACTGGTCTCTTGCATCCTGACCAGGATTGAATGCTAGTTTGATAGCAAAGTTCAATCCACCTCTTTGTAAACCAGCAGGTGAGAACCAAGGGAAGAAGTCTCTGTCTGTTCTTACCATACAACCTGCTACGTCTGCAGAGGTAGGCATGAATACAAACTTCTTATTGAATCTATCGTATACGTACTGGTAACCAGAATCAAATACAACGTATGATGATGAAGTTAGTGGTGCAAAGAATGATAGAACATTTGTTAGTTGATCTGCAGCACTTGCTACGTTTACAACCGATCCTCTGTTAGGAGAGATCACTGCAACACAGTCCTTTCTACCCTCTGCTAATTGTATTAGTTTATTTGCTTTTGCTTGCTCTTCTTCTTTAGTGAATGAAGCACAACCTTGAAGTAAGAATCTAATGTCACTGTCTACTGGATCAGCAAACTTATCGTATGATGTAAGAATGTCTCCTAATGGAGCATTGTAAAGTCCTACACCTGTGTAATCAAGACCACCTGTTAGATCGTACTTGGCATTACCGATAGAACTGAACTTGATGTTCTTTGCTTCTTGACCCCATGCACCAGCGTTAGTTGTTACACTAGTGAAACCTGAACTAAATCCAGATGCTAGAGGAGTTGTTCCCCATGTAGCATTTGTTCCGTAAGTCAGTGAGTGACCTGCGAAGATATACTCTGAGTTGTCAGCAAGGTACTCTTTATAGTATACCTTTTCATTACCTGCAGTTGTAGTATCAGATGCTTTAGATAAGTTCGGGAACTTCTCCAAAACTGATCCTACATCTCCTGTTACTCCACCACCTGCATCTATAACAACAACGTGAAGAGCATCGTTTGCACCATCTCTTCTACTTACGAAGTTATTTGTTCTTGGTTTGTTGAGTACAGCCTTCCAAGGTAGAGTAGTAAAGTCTGATCCACCATCAGCAACACTGGTAAGAATGTTCTGTTGATTGTACCAATCTACTGAAGTTATCGTAGAACCAAATGCAGTGGTGCTTCCACTACCATTGACGATGTTCAGTCTTTCTCCTGTCTTGAACTCATACTGTGAGTTCTGCTGATACTCTACTAATGTTTCTGTGCCATCAATGACTGTGCTAACAACCTTTACATCGATTGTTGTGGCAGTCTTTGCAGTAACAATACCCTTCAGAATACCTGTTGCTGCTGCAGTTGTACCTACACCAACAGTTGTTCCTGTTAGATGTTGAGTAACACCAAATCCAACTGTTACATTAGATGCTATTGTACCTGATTGTAAGGTAGGTGTAATTGTTTGGTCTGCTGCGTTATCAATAACAGCGACCTTTATATTTTCTGCCCAGTGACCTGGATTCTTTGCTGCAAACAACCAAGTTGTATCATCTGCTTGATTGTTTTCGTAATCCTCGTATCCTTCTAAAAGAAGTGTGATGTTTGCAGATGCAACACCTGCGTTTGCGGTATTCAGATCACCACCAGCACTACGAACCACATCCAACTTACCACCGTAGGATAAGAAGTTTGAAGCTGCATACCAAGTTTCATAATGATAATCTGTTGTGCCTACTCCTGGTGTTCCAAAGACCTCAACTAATTCTTTTTCATTATTAATTCTGGTAATCTCATTTACTGGTCCTTTCTTAAACGGAGCAGCAATACCACCAACTACATTGAGTGTGAAGTCCACGCCACCACGAGTAAGATCGACCTCTCTTACTGAAATACCTGGAGATGCTAATCGAAGTGCCATTCTAACTCCCTGCTGTTCCCTAGATTTTGACTGAAATTATTTATGAAAATGTGTTGTTATCTACTCTTTACTCTAATTTTTATACGTGATACTCCCACATAAAAGACCTGTCCCCGTACTCATCTGCCTTCTTCCAATTGTCACCATCACTAGTAACTAGATCTAAATCATCTTCTAATCCATCCATGACAAATCCGAAAGGTGCCATGTCTTGCTCAATAGCATTCTTTTGTTCTTCATAGATGCGTTTTCTGACATCTTGGTCAGTCATCTCCTTGAAATAGTCTTGTGCTACCAACCATGCAAATATGACTAGACACATAGCAAGATCATCATTACACCCTTCCTCTGCCTCAAATGATTGTTTCTTTTGTATAAATGTGGTCAACTCACTTATGATATTATAATCCAAGAATGTAAGTTTATCTTCTTCTATCAGTGTTTTCAAGTTAGAGCAACCAAGTTTCTTAGTAACTTGACTCATCTTTACACCTAGTTGTGTCTTGACACCAGAGAATCCTGATCCCACTATCTGACCTGCTCTACCACGCATGGCAACCATAAGTAGGTTCTCGTACTCAAGGTCATAGAATAGTATAGATGCAACTTGATCCCCAATATCATTTACCTCACATAGAACATAAGCATTGTTATATGCACTAGCAGTCTCTTCTATAATAGAGGGAAACAACATAGGTTTGATCTCATTATCTCTATACGTTGCTACAATCTTATATGGAAACTCTGTGATGTCTGCAACTATAAAGGCACTGTAGTCTTTTGATACACCTCTTGCTACATCAACTGTACAAATATAATCTCTCCCTTTGTAAGGTCTCTCGTATACAGATAACTTACCATTCTGTTCTATAGGGTTCTCATATACCATTGATTTCAACTTCGCTGCTGATATCAAGGTATCAACAGATCCTAAGAACTCACACTCAAACTCAATAGCAAACTGTTGTTTACTTGTGTTTCTTATTGTTTGTTCTTTCCATTTAGAATCTCGGCCTGGCACTTCAGACCAGTGAACTTCTGTTGGAGTATATTCATTCTGCCCCCGTTCGGCATCATGCCACATCCTATAGAAGTGGTTCATACCATGTGGCGTTGATACTATTATAACCTTCGTAGATTTACCAGAAGATATAGTAGGATAAACAGACGCAAAGAAATCATCTGCCAAGTGGTTCTGCACGAATGCAAACTCATCAAGGAAGATGATGTTGAATGACATACCTCGAACTGCTGATGCTGATGTAGATGCTGCTATGATCTTGGAACCATTTTCCAGTTCCATTGATCCTTTGTTCCAAGCAACGATGCCCTGCTGCATCCACCTCGGCAAGTTTTCATACGCCAGTTGTAGTCTGCCGAGCAGATCTCTAGCAGTTGCTGCTTTGTTTGCGAGTATTCCAATATTTACGTTATCGTTGAAAATTGCGTAATGTAGTAAGTAAGATACTACGGTTGTAGACTTACCAGTCTGACGTGGCATTTTACAGATATTGAATCTGTGCTTATGGAAGTTTGTAATCAACTTCTCCTGAAAAGGATACATTTCAAAGTTGACCAAACCCTCATCCACGTTCACAATCTTGATATGATTGTGTGTAAAATAAACTGGATCATCCTTACATTTTAGGAACTCTGCAATGTGTTCCTTAGTGAATTCTTGTTGTGTATTTGCTTTCTTTAGATTCGGATTACCAAGATAGATGTCACTTGTTGCAGACATAATTTACTTATTCTTGAATTTATT